AGTAGCACCCAATCCACCCATACCGCTAGGGCGCATACCTGTAGCCCCCACTGACAACCCGCTGCGACCCTGCTGATACAACTGGTTTTGCAACTGAGCCATCTGTCTTTCACGGCTAGGGGCAAGCAAGTCCTGTTGCTGTTGCATATATTTAGCCGCAACCTCTTGAGGATTCTGTGCAAGGTACTGTTGACCCAAACCAAACAATCCACCAGCCGCCTGAGACAAAGGGCGATACTGTTGTTGTGCCTGTTCTGCTTGCGTTAAAGCACCGCCTGTAAGACCCATCAAACGATCTTGATATGCCTTGAGTTCAGGGCTAAGCTCATAACCAGCACCAGTTAAGTAGCCTTCAGATGCTGCCCGTATTTGATAATCCCTTTGTGCAGCCGCAAATTCTTCAGGCGTTGCATAATCAGCCGCAACAGGTGGGTTAACACCTTTGATGCCATACTGAAAATTAGATTTACCAAATCGTGTGGTGATTCCAACAGGGCGAAACTTAGCCGCTTCAGCCGCTAATCTAGCTGATTCAAGTTGAGCATTGGCAGATGTATTTGCCGCTGACTCTGTGGCATCCGCTTGTTCACTTGCCCCAATAAATCCTAATACTGCACTAATAGGCATATCAATCCCCTTTAATCAAAATTTCATCCACTTTTGACAAGTCTTTCTCGTCTGTAGCATGAATACAAAACCAAACACAATCAGTAATCGCTTTAACGCCGTGAATCAATCCAGCCTTAATCTCTAAACAAGCAGGGGCAGTCACAATATCAATCTCGTCACCACGCAAAACAGCAACCTTACCTTCAGCCAAGATAGACAAATGACTGAAGTTATGGGTGTGTTTTAAGATGGCTGTACCAGCAGGAAACTTGGCTTCCTTTGCATACAGTCCATCAGAAAAGTGGTGTGTAATCATGTTTAGCCTACTTTGGCTTCTAATACTTCAATGCGAGTTATCGCTTCTTGTAAGGCGGCAGTCAAAAAAGGTATTAAATTAGAAGAATCAACGCCTTGATATTTTGGGTTGCCGTTTTCATCCACAGCATCTTTTTCGCCAGTTACAGCTTGGGGAATAACCGTTTGTAATTCATGGGCAATAAATCCATAAACTGTTCCCACATTTGGATGGTTTGTCCAAGTATAGGTTTTTGGTGCAAGTTGTTTGAGTTTAGTTACTGCATTAGATATCGGGGCTATATTTGATTTAAGGCGGTAATCAGAAGTAACATTATAGTTAGTGCCTGCGCCGCTAATTGATATAGTTCCAGTAGTCGATACAGATGATGGAAACGTACCCGCATAGAACACTACTAGCGTTCCGTTACTATAGTCAGAAGCCACTGTCAAAGGTACTGTGTTGTAAGTTGCAAGATTTTGTGCAGCAATGGCAGTACCCGTACTAATGGTTGCTTTTGCAAATATAGGAAGATTAGAGCCTGCTGTTACACCAAAACCATTAGAACCAGTAAAACTATTTGTGGCACTAAGTGTAGGAATTCCTGCACCTGCCAAAGTAGATGCACCTGTACCGCCATTAGCAATGGGTAGAGTCCCACTTACTGTTGATACGGGTAAAGTGCTTGAAGAATCATACTTTGTTGCAACCGCAGTCGCAATGTTGTTGAACTCCGTATCAATCTCTGTGCCTTTTACAACTTTGTTAGCGTCACCCGTTGTAAGTGCGTCTTTAGCTGCAAAGTTAACTGTTTTCGTGTAATTTGACATGGTTGCTCCTTATGCAAGTTTGCCTGTTTTGGTTTGAATCTCAATCTTTTGGAATGAAATTGGCGCCCCGTTAATGTTAATCTCAAATCCCGTCTGAACGACTTTACCTGACCCACTGCCGTATGCAGTCAATTCTTCCAAAATTATGCCTGTTGCATATTCTGCAATGTTGTATTCGCCGATGCCATACTCAGACACAGCTTGTGTTGGTATGGAAACCGCCTGCGATTGGTAACTTGATGAAAAATCATAGCCCCAAAACATAGATACTGCTTGGTTACTGCCACCTACAACAAGAAGCTTGATTTTCTTGATAATTGATGTTTGTCCATCATTACCCAAGTCAGCATTATTTGTGTAGTATTGCATTCTGTATGAAGAAGTATCATCTTGGTAACCAGTGTATTTTGTTACAAAACCAGTTTTACCAATTAGCAAATCACCATTTCGGCGAGAGCAAAAACTTTGTGGAGCAATGCTGTCCCATATCGTCACACGATAAGCGCCATCTTCCAAGGTAATCTTAGTATCGAAACAGAAAACTTTTTTTGCAGTTGGGCAAGTCAACAAGTAAAAACCATTCTTTTCAGAATAGACTGACCTTAATTGCGTATCTGACTCACTTGCAATTACTGTTAAGAAATCGTTTCTAATGTTTTTTGACAAGTCACCTAGCGGCGCAGACTTCTCTTGCACTGTTCGTAAAACTGAACGCAAACCACTTGCGCTTAAGAAAACAACATCCTTGCCTGTGTTTTGAATTGAGTCTCTTGCTATGCAACCAACACTTGAGATCGTGTCGGAAAGCGTCATAGATGATGGTGTAGTAGCACCTGAATAAATAAGGATTTGTCGTCTACCAAAAATAAACAAAAATCCATTATGCGCTGCAAGACCTGTTACCTCATCTGCGCCATTAGGCCAGACACCAGAAACATTTAATGATCCTGATGTACCAGTAGACCAAACATGACCAGCCAACAAATCACTGAAATATACTGTTGTGTTATTAGTAGTTGTGTTAGCTGCCCAAATACGACCATAGGCAGAGATAGCTACGTTTGCTTTTGGAACAGTAGCTGCATAACCTGTTTTTTCAGATACTCGGCGATAAGTGGTAGTGGATACCGCAGGGTCATAAATGATTGGATCGTTATCTTTCTGGAAAAAATATACGATTCCATTAAGACTTACAGCTTGCCAATTTCCTGCGTTAAAAGTTGGAGCAGTACCCCCACCCCCATACGTCAATTCAAGAATAGTACCTAATCCCGCTACGCCTTGCGTGTATTCTGCAAGAGGTGAAGCATTAGAACCATATTGAGCAATGTTGTATTCAGCTACAGCACCCGCAGTTGTCAATCCCAACTTAAACAGTTTTCCATTGCCAAAAAACAATACAGTAAGTGTTCCGTCAGTTTGAATCAACTCATGGATAACTGTAATTTCATTTGCGCCTAAAGTTCCGCTAGATGTATTAATCTTTTGATACCCTTGTCTAGCACCTAATCTACCAAACTTGTCAATTACACAGTTATTAGCAATGCCAGCAAACCCACTCGATATTTCTAAAGATGGGTCTTGTGTATTCAGCCCTAAAAAAGCTGGTGCTGATACGCTAGAAACTTGTAGGGGTTTGCTCATACTGCAACAAACTCCTGATTCTCAGGATAGCGAGTACCTTCCAAAGCAATGTAATCAGACAACATAGATTTGTACAACTGGTATGCCTCAGAAGAACTCAAACCACCATCTTCACCACGTTCTACCAAAGCACGAGCATAGGCATTCTGAACTACCAAAACGTCAGGAACAAGCACAACAGTGGAGTCACTAGACAAAGTGGCTTGTGGCACTGTCAAGGCAAACTTAATTGTGTAAACACCATCAGGTATTGGGTATAGATTTACCTTGGTGTTGTAGCTACCATCAACGCCATCAAAAGCAAATTCTGTAGGTATTGAGTTAACAAGTGGCGTAAAGTTTAGTTTGCGATTCATGTCTACAAAGCTGATGTTTGTAAGACCAACATTGCTTGTAGTATTGATTACATCCATTACTTGAAACTTCTGACCAGCACCTGTTAGAGCATAAGATGCTGTAGATGCTGCTGTGGTAACTGTAATGGTTTGACCTAAAACATTCCAAGCAAAAGAATCCTCAATCTGACGTTTGGCATCATTGACAAACTTGCCAATCAGTGTGGAATAAGAATTGAGAACGACAGTGGTAACTGTTGGCTCACGCAACCTTATAAGGACATCATTTACAAGTTCTAAGTATGTCATCTGCTTCCAGCCTTTGCTTTGTTCCTTGCGGATATAGCTTTAGCTTTTGCCTTTGCGTCAGCTTTTGAGGATGCACCCCATGCCTTAAGCGAAAGAAGCAGTCTTGTTGGTTCACCTTTCTTGTCGTACTCAGGGCCATCATTTCCCCCCATACGAGCCAAGAAACTTGCTCTGCGAGGGTTATCCCCCGACTTTACTGGCGGCTTCAGATTACCACCAGTTTCTGCATTATAAGATGATCTACCCTTGGCATTCAAGCCGCCTTTTGGATTTTGACCAGCTTTTGTTTGCCAAGTGGGTGTTTTCATCTACTTCACTTTTTTAGTCTTCTTTGCGGTCTTTGCCGCTTGTTTAAACGCTTCGGCAGTAGGCGCACCCTTGCTACCTACCTTACGCATCTTTTCGCCAGAACCCTCGGCTATCCGTTGCTTCTTGGCATTGATGTTGGCGTACAAACCCTGCTTCATTTCATCTTCCTTTTAGGCTTGGACATACCAGCCTCAGACAAAGCAATGGCAATTGCTTGTTTCTGATTTTTAACAACTTTGCCAGTTTTTGACCCTGTATGCAAAGTACCAGTCTTGAACTCGTGCATTACCTTGCCAACCTTCTTCTGAGCCATTGTGGGTTTTTTCATACTAACTCCGTTACAGAAAATGTTGATGCCGCTACAGTAGCATCCTTAATAACAGCAATCTTATCGCCAGCATTTACCCTAATAATCTCAGAAAAGTTATTAGGCATCATGGGTGAAGTTGTTAGGCTTGCTGTTGGATTTGTCCCAATTTGAAAATGGCAATGTCC